TGATACCCACTTGAGATTTGCCCATAGCTCGGAAGAATGGGAGGTTTGAGATAGCGGTTCGGTTCATGGAAATGCGTCTCATTTCTCGATAGGAAGGTATTACTACTTCGGGAATTACTTTCTTGATTGAGTTGGCATATTCAAGATAGAATTCTCGATCCCAGAGCGCTGCGACTTCGATGTATGACTTGACGTCTCCTGTGAAGTTGCGGTTGTTCTTATGGGTCCATTGTAGTGATTGCCAGAGTTGGTTTTTCTTTGGTGCTCCAACCCACTTGTCGCCGATTCTACGGGGGTGTGCTCCGAGGAAGGTGATCTGATCTGCAGTGCGATATTCGGCTGTAAGCTCAGCGTCTTTATCGTCTGACGTGTAGATCTGACCAATTTCCTTGAGCTCGGCGGCGTAGGTGATGGCGTTGAATGGGAGTCCGGGCTTGACCGAGATGATGTGGTCATCGCCGTAGACTTTGAGCTTGATGTATTCGTCGAAGATGAGTGTTGGGCAGATTTTCGCAAAGCAATATCTGGCGTACATCTCATTGACGAAGTTATTCAGTATGGTCGTCAACAGGAGCCCGGATGTATGAAGGGTGTCGAATTTGTATAGGCTCTTTCCGACTTGAACTGAAGGTTCGTGCATTTCATGCTGGATGAAATATACGTCTTCTGACCGCGTCGAGACTGACTCGTTGAGATCGGTAAAGAGGTTGTATGCAGCTTCTTGGAACACCTTTTGATATCTCTGGTCGAAGTTCTTGAAATCGCCAGCGACTAGGTCGGAGGAGTTCTCATAGAGATATTCGACGATGATATTCATGTCTGCGGACATAGGGTTGAGGCCCATGCAGAATGGAGTGTTGATGTTAGAGTTGTTGAGGGATGCGACAAGAGATCCGTAGATCATGCGGAATGCGACAAGTGAGACAGCGTCAGTGGCGAAGATAGCGCGGGTGCGGACTTCTTCGATCTTAGCTGGTCGTACTGTTTCGTCCTTGAGGAACATAAGTACGCGGTTGCCGAGTTCTTTATCAGGTTTGTGTTCTGACATTTCTTGGAGCATGATGCCGACTCGCTCACGAAACCAGGTTTCG